GTCGTATCTATCAAGAACGCTAAACGGATTGTATTTGTAAAAAAATCACTTACATTAGCCCCCTCCACGATGGCTTCTATCAACGGAGTGAGTTCCTTATGGTCATAGTGCCTGCTTAACCACCAGGCGTATATACGCCTTGCAAAAGGAATTATTTCAAAAAACCAATAGTTGTTCAACACTCCTGCCGCTGCAACTTTGTACGGAATAGATGCGTCATTTTTCATAATTGCAATCATTTCCTTTTTCGCTGTATCGGGATTGATAATGTCACGTATCAACAGCTTATCCACAATATAATCGTATGCACCCAGTCTAAGACCACGCACCTTGAATTTCTTATCACCAACCATAACCTCTTTGTATTTATGAGTGGCAAACTTCTGCATCTTTATCTGATCATCTAAGTCAGGTTGTTTCCAGTTGAATATTCCCATTTTTAAACTAACTTGAACGGTTTAATCATTAATTTTCCTTTCACATCTACCTTTGATATGTTCTTTGGAGTATTTGTATAAACGAATACCCTTGTATATTTAGACGATACAATATCAAGTTTGGCATCGTCAATCAAAGAAACATGAACTATGCTGTTATCAAGCGCAACAAGGCTTACACGACTGTTATCCTTGACATACATTTCTCCTATACCGAAATCGTTGAATGTGACAACACAATCACACGAACCGTTAAAAATAGACCATTTAGGATTGCTTATGAACAGGTTTGTATCATCAACGAATACATTAAACTTCTCCCTAAATCCTGCAAACTCCTTCTTGATTATTTCATTTGACGGGTATCTGTTAAGCAGGCAGAAATCAATGTATCTAATATACATCTCGCATAATTCATATTTATCTAGGTTACCCCATTCGTTCAATCCTTTTTCGCAAGCTCCAAGACTTATAGCCTTTTGCTTTAATTTATCAGACAATTCTTTATCTGTCATGGTGTTATTTTTTACAGCAAAAATACAACAAAGGTTAACAAAAATCAAACAC